ACCCTTCATGATTTCCAGAAGACCAAAATACTTGTCAATACCCTTGCTAAAGGAGAGATAAAATTCTCCCTCCAGATATTGCTTGATGAAGCGATTCTTAACAGTTAGAGCGCGAATCACAACACCAGAATAGTTCTTTTGGGAAGCAGATAACTTATCACTAACTTGCTTATTCTCCGAATCCTTGACAAGCTTTCGTGCAAGCTGAACTGTCACGGATGGAAGATACACCGCAGCCTTACCTCCCGGCATGTTCTTCTCTAGAGAAGGATACATAGCACTTGGATCATCATACACATGATTGGTGATGACGATAGGAGTCTTGGTGAGAGTTGACATGTTCGTGCAACGCTTGAGAAGACTCTTGATCGACTTAGCAAATGTTCCCATGTCTGCTGACATGGAATCCTTATCCATTCTCGACAGTTCCATCTCAGAATTTAAGTTGGCAAGAGAATCAATCACGATAATGAATTTACCGAATTGCTTCTTCTCTCTTACATTAGTAAGGAACTTGTGAATGGCGTTTCTGGTTTGTTCAACCGATTCACAACCCACATACTTTACTTTTGAAATATCCAAACCGAATTTGGCAGCGGACTCAGGATCAATGGCACCTTCGGTATCGAAGATGACGGGAATTAGCCCTTTCTTTTGGGCATTTGCCATGATGTTTAGAACAACGCCAGTTTTGAAGGCACCTGATGGTCCTGCAAATTGTGTAATTCTTCCATTTGGAATACCACCATACAACGAACCGGAAATCAGGGCATTTAGCACCATACTTCCCGTGTCAATCCAATCATCAACCGATGATAGGGTGGATTCACTTAGGAATGCCGAATACGGCACCACATCATCCAACGCTTTCAAAGAAGCGAATAATTCTTTATCAATATCTTTGCTCATAATTTAACAGTATCTTGTTTCTTCTTTGGGTGTTCTGATCTTTGTTCAATCAATCCCACCTAATGGCTTGGATGTTACTCCCGTAAATTCGGTGTCCAACAATTCATGTCCCGATCTATCAGGAGTAACCTTTTCAAACACCAGAGCCAAATGATCCCGAATGATCTGAACCTGTTGGGGACTCAGATTATTGCTATCGGAGATTTCAAAATAGCCTTGTAGCCAATATGTGAACGATTCGGGAGACATTACAGAGAGTTAATGCTTACAACCTTGGGAGATGCACTTGAAATAACTTGCGGTTCCAGCGGAGGGGTGTTGATCTTTTCGTATTGGGCAAGAATCCTCTCATCCAGAACGACATCACTTGTAGTGATATTAGCCTTTTGATAAGTCCAATTGTTTTGTCCACGGAATTCCTTGTTGATAAATTCGAAGAAGAATACAGGGAAGCTCTGAACTTGAATCTGTCCACTTTGTTCGGGCTGGACAAACACAATAACTGGATTGTGGAGTGTCAGGGTGGTATCGGTTTCTCTCACCAAATTGCCGATGATGTTGCGTCCAATTTGGTCGATGATTACTACGTGTTTTTCTTTATCCATAATTGTTTTGTATGTTGCTGTCATGTATTAACTTACCTCATTATCTGGTTTTTTCAAGGTATTCTTTCTGTTCTTTCAATTTTTTCTTAAAAGACTTACCCATGTTATTATTACGCTTGGCTAAATCATGATAATAATCACAACGATCTTTAATAATGTGTCTTACGATCTCCAACTTGGGATTGGGAAAAGGAACGTCATGATTGGGATCGTTCAGAAGGTTGATCAGGTTGTCAATGATTCGGTTTTCTGCGTCCGTCAATCCTTTCAAATAAGCGTCTTGGGGTGTCATATTCTTTGTAATGTTATGTTGTTATCTATTCTTATCTCAGAATTTGAAAATGTCCAGCATTCTTTGGTGTCATTTATAAAACAAACCCAATATAGATCATGTTCTTGGGAATAATCTATAATCAAATGCGCGTAACCCTTTCCTTTCGGGGTAACTATCGGTATGGTGGGATTTAACTGTAATATCACTGCAAATTAAGTTCAATATAAAGAGGGTGGACAGACCAATCCCGATACACTTCAATGACTACCCCATATAATGTCAACCATATCTCATTCCCATCGACAATTTTAGAAAATCCTGATTTCGATAGATATTCAAAAAATTCAATACCAGCAATACATGATTGTAATACGGGCTTTCTACCAAATTCTGTTTGCCATTCCTCTAGAAATTCATCAATTCGTTTTACACAGTGAGCAGTCCTCTCAGATTGCCATCTTATATTTTTTTCAAGTTCTTCTCTATCTTCTATAATATCGTATTTTTTCATAATTTATTCTCCAAACAAGTCATCCAATTCTACGGTTAAGTTTTCGCTGGGTTTTCTCAATTTCCAACCCACTGCCCTATAAAATCTCTCAATCGCTGCATAAAACACTTTACTAAACATCTTTTCAAAGTCAACTGTGAAGATGTTATCAAATTCTTCTGGCCAGTCCCCCTTGAATCCGATCATATCCAGATTGTATTTGTTGGGTTTCTTAACATATACCATGCGAACCTTGTCTCCCGACTTGAATTTCTCATATTTGGAACCCCATCCGTTCTGTTCCATGATCATGTCGTGAAAATAAGCGGCTTTCAGATGGGATGGCATACCTTTCACAGTGTTCATACCATTACACCTTGAGGAATATTCTGCAAAATTGTTCATACTGGAAATCTTGGAAATCTCCGCAATGGATAGATTCTTGAATTCCTCATAAGCCTCGTTGAACATATCATTGGTTTCCTTCAAAGATTGAGACGTTATCATATGTTCAATAACTTTCTTAACATAAGGCTTAACCTTCTTGGGCATCGTTGTTTTCACAACATCAACTCCCCGATACTTGAACTTGTCCACCTTGGTTCCCTCATCATCCAAAACATGAAGGACATAATATTTCTTACCGATGAAGATTCCGCTATCACAAATGGTTTCCCGCTTGAACACAAAACGTGGATCAGTGCTTCTCAGGGCTTTTCTTGCCCATTCTGTTATATTTATATTAATATAATCCTCAATATCATCACACAGCTTATAAAATTCATCGGATGCGGTTTCTAGCCCAAATTGTTTTAAAGATAAAAATATACTGTCCGTATCACCGTAAACACAACTTTGTTGTAATAAGGATTCTGACAAATCCGGTAGATTTTCTCTTACATAATCCTGAAACAGATCATTGCTCTTCTTGATTACCGCTTGTCCAGTCAATGTAACCGATGTTCCAATATCCTCATCTCCAAGGGGAGCATATTTGTTGAGCATATAACCATACAGGGAATTGAGATGGATTTTGTAAGCGTATTGGATGCTATCGAATTTCTGCTCCCCTTCTTTATCCCCGTTCTTACGGCATTCCATCATCTTGTTTTTCATCTCTTTACGTTTAGTGTAAAGATTATCTAAGAATTCAGGAACCAGTCCGCGTTTCTTTTGGGAAAATAGAAATCCAGCCTTGGTTAAAGCCGCTTGTTCCTCATCAATGAATTTCTTGAAGTTCTCAGGTGTCATCTCAAATAACCTACCAGAAACATGATGGATTTTTACCTTATCCCCATCCTTCTCCACCCTCCCAATCTTCGTTTCAGGAGAGAGATTCAAGGAAATCATCACCGATGGATACAGGGAATTGGCATCAAAGGATACGATGTTCTCCGCAAACCCAATTTTTGGTTCTGCCACATAGCCACCGGGAGCGCGGAAATCCGTCACGGGACGAATGAACGTGGGAATGTATTCCCCCCGCATACGGGCGCGTATGGCAATTGCTCCGTTCATTGCTGGAAGTGTTCTGATTGCGCTTTCCAGATCACATAATCCGGTGTATGCAAGGAATCGGATGAGATTGATATATCCCTTTTTTTGATCTAACCCCACAACGATTTCCACATCGCGTATATTGTAATCAGTGTAGGTATTCCAATCATTCTTTGCGAGTTCCCAGAGATTGCCTTCGTGAGCTACCTTATTAATCCCCAATTCAACTTCCCCGATGTTATCCAGCTTATACGATTCCTGTTTCTCCAGATTGAACTTCTGATAAATCACATAATAATCAAGGATTGACAATCCTTCGACCACATATTCCTTGGATGGCATTCCAAATTTACCGTTTGGATTGGTCTTTTCATAAATTCTACCTGTTGGGGACAGCTTATCAGCCCATTCCTTCCCCAATTGAAAGGTGATTCGATTTACAAGATATGGAACGTCGAATGCTGCTATGTTCCAACCACTTAAAACATCGAAACCTTCCTTTTGAAATAATTTGATGAATGATTTAAGCAACTCCTCTTCGGATTTGCACCAATAATATTTCACATCATCTCTCGTGGTGTGAAAATTCTTCAATCCAAATACATGATACATCTTGGATTCGGAATTATAGATCGTGATCAGATTGATTATCGATTCAGCTAATTCCGGTTCGGGAAAATGTGAGGAATTCGGGCATTCCAAATCAAAATAAGCCACCTTCAAAGGATGTTGGGAGAAATTATCATCCTCACAAACAGACCAATAATTATCAATCAGGAATTGCTGATATGGTGGCAAATTCTCATAAATCCGCTTAATATTACTATCTTTTACGAAATTATTCCTGTCGTATCCACTGGCAAATTCGCGTTTCGTGAGAGATGTCCCATATATGGACTTCTCCGTTCCCTTCTTGTCTTCCAAAAGGATGTAGGGCTTGAAATCATGTTCTTCGCGGATGCGCTCCCCATTCTCATTCCATGAAAAAAGTGTGATCTTTCTTTCCCGATTGTTGTAAACACAGTTCCTATACACATCAACAGATTACCACAGGTTCTTTCTAAGTCAATCACTTGGTAGCAACCAATAAATCATATCCCCTTGCACTGTTTGTATTGGGATCGACAAAAATGTTCGGGAAGTCCTTGCTGATATGTCGTTTCAGCAATGTTTTATAGAAATTCATCCGTCTTGGATTGTTCTTATCAACTCTCATCATGATACCAACCAACTTGTCCGCGAATCCACCTTGAACACTGTGGATGAATGATTGTTTCAACATCTCAAACAATTCCAAGGCATGGATTCCCACATTTCCAGTGTCATCATGTCGCCCACTGGAATCCTTGAACTCAACCATCATCACATATTCTCCATCTTGGATATTTAAAAATGGTTCATATCCTGAAACAATTTCCATCTGATTCTTGTGTTCCGCTTCAAGGGAAGCTTTGTTTGAAATATCGCGGATACGCTTGGCATTGTTGTAGCTCAAAGTTACTTGGAATTTCTGACCATTTTTCAATTCAATCTCATACGCATCAAAAACGCCGTCATCAAACGGTTCTTTGTCTTTGATTTTCTCAAATGATTCCAGAAGGAATAAATCATTGTGGGGGATAGATTCAAATATCCCGTCCCATCCAAAATCGGGTTCATCAATCAGAACGATATCGCCAAATCTGATAGACTCGTAAATAATTCCCAAAATTTTATCATCTTTTTTCATAATTAATCATTCCAATATTTCATGAACCTACGGGATGGATCACCCCATGCTGTATTAAGTGGCTCCAAGAATGCCCCGATATTCTCCGGTCTTTCAAGGAATCTGCTTTCCCCAAGCTTTCTAAGCTCTGGAACCAGCTTGTAATATTTGGAACGGTTCTTGTAATTTAGAATCGTTTCCACCTTCTGTTCCAAATCGGTAGAATCTGTGAATTTAAGGAAATCGGGAGCATCCTCATACGTCACCATATCCTGCACCATGCAAGGAATACCCAAACAAGCTCCCTCGATGTATTTGATATCGGATTTTGATCTGTTGAATGGTATGTCCTTCAAGGGCGCAAGAAGCAATTGGGGATTCAAAGAAGCGATGAATTTAGGGTAATCCATCAAAGATTGCCAAGGGTGGAATTCAATCTCCTTGTTATTAACATAAGGATGAAGGGGAGGGGGATAAGCACCAATGAAAATAAACTGATACTTGTGGCGATTATCAATGATGAATTTCAGAACATGGGAGAAATCATCCTGTTGTCCCGTGACATTCTTCACATCAAAGTGCGCTCCCGATCCTGAATAAAGGATGCGTGGTTTCTTTTTATTTCTATCAAAATTCTGGATGACCTTACCATAATTATAGTGATGTCCAATCCACCATTCGGGGGGGAAATTGGGGACTACTGAAGTCTTCTGTTGTCCCGTCTTCTCGATGAAAAGATCACGCATGTATTTACATGTCACTGTCACCTCATCCGCCATGTTCATCATGTCCACACAGTTCTGACGAATCTCATCGGAAGCAAATGCATGTTTATATGAATTATAATCAGGAATCTCTTCGTGGAATACCACATCATCCACCTCATAGACAATCTTAAATCCGCATTCGGGTTGGATGCTCTTGAGGAATTTGAAGAACTCCTTCTGTTGAGTGGAACACTGACGTTGCAGCTTGATGGTTTTTACATCCTGATACCAATCCTTGTTGAGAACCATTTTGGTGATTGTGGTGGAGTCTCCCAATCCGCACATATTGATGTGATTCTCACTCCATCCTATACGATATTGACCACAACCTCCCCTGTCGGCGGCAAAGTTTAGATAAGTATTACCCCTTTTAGGGGGTTCTTGAGTGGGGGTTTTTACCGAATAGGGATTCTTAGGAAAAGGACTGCTGAATGGCTGAACAAACATGTAGAGATTTATCCATATTTATACATTTGTCAATTGTTTATTCTTCTAGTAATCCCACCTTCTTTTTCAAGTTCAATAATTGATCCCGTGACTTGTTTCAATATTTCCTTTCTATGGGAAATTGCATAAACAGCCAAATCGTTCTTTTCAATTCTTTTTTTGACGAGTTCTACCAATAAATCAAACCCCCTCTCATCAAACGCCGCGTCAAAAACCTCATCTATCCATTCCACGTTAGATGACACTCCTGAAATCTTCCTTTTCAAATCCTTGAATGCCCATGCACACGCGAGATCGACAGTTCTGCGTTCTCCACCGCTCAGATTCCAGTAAGAAATTTCCTTGCCCTTGTCATTGGAAAGCTGTTCATCAAAGTATTCATCGAATTTACAACGAATGGACATACCAAGATCATTAATATATTGCTGGATACTTGCGTTCATCATGGAAAGGAGTCTCTTCACCACAAAGCTACGGACACCTTCTTCTCCCAGAACGAATTTACACACCTCATAATCTTCCGATTTCTGCTTGAGCAATAGGAAATTATCACGTTCCGTGTCATATCTCTCCTGCGTCTTGATGATATTCTCCTCAAAAGCTGGTTTGGGTAATTCATCCAACTTCAAATTATCCAGAGATTCCTTGTATTGTTTGAGACTAATTTCCAGACCTTCCAATTTCTGCTTGGTGACTTTAGCTTCGTTGATTTGGTCTTGAAATTCAGCTACCTTTTGTTGAACCTTTTCTTTTTTGGAATGAAATTGGGATTTATCTTCCTTCAATTTATCAATTTCCTCAACAATATTATCCAATTCGGATTGATATTGCTCCTTCATTTTCTCCAGATGTTCCACATGTGTATGGGGAATTTCTTGAAGGCACTTGTCACATTTAATCATTTTTCAAAA